CTACCAAATTATTTACTTCTTTAAGATGATTTCTCATACCTGTTGTTACAGCATTTTGTTCGTTTGCAGGAAGACTTTTTAAAGAGTTCGGGTAATATTTTTTACCATATAGAGTGACGGGCTGACCTTGAAATGGAGCATTTTTTGCCTGCTCAGTATTTCCTTGTTGGTTTAAGTAAAAAGCATGGGCTAGTTTTTGTTGTACATCGGCCTGTTCTTGTTCTGCAGCATATCTAGCCTTAGCTTCTTGAATAGCATTTGCAAATTTATATTTATCTGGCGCAGATTGAGCCTCAGCGCCTAAAATAGTATTTTGATGCCCTAAGCCTTCATTCTTTATTCTTCTATCTTCGGAATCCTCACTAGTTTTGAGTCCAGCTAAAATATCAGAAAATCTACTTCCTAGCTTCATAGGCTCTATGTTTGCAAAATTAAATGTTTGTATTGGCATCGCTTATCCCTTAGAAAAATGAACCTATTTTAGAACTGAAAGTATCAAACATACTTTTTCCGTTGGCGCCCCTATCAAATAATTTAGAAAATAATGCGCTCCTGTCGTTATTATCTTCTCGCCTATCTAATCTACGTTGGCGCTGATTAGCAAAATCAAAAGTTGCTTTTTGTCCTAAATTTGAACCTAATATATTAGCTAAATCAGAGGATGCATTAAATCCAGTACCAGCCATACCGCCTAAAGCACTGGCGCGTCCAGCTAATCTTCTTTCTTCACCAGCCAACCCAGCATTTTGAGTTCCCATAATTCTTGATAAGTACTCGCCCATATCAGAACCTAAGAGATCGCGAACAAGTTCTGCTTGTTGTCCTTGATCGTATTGAGTACCTGCAAAACCGCCCGATGCTGCACTATTTCTAGCAGCTCCTAGCATTTGATTTTGTTTGTAATTATAGCCGCGCGATGGCTCGTAGCCTCTCATTAAGTTATTAACGAAAGCATTAGGATCGCGCGCCATTTGGCTATATTCAGCGGGAAATTGATTTTGGTTAGTAGTAGATGTATTACTGTATTGATCGAGTAAGCTACTGTAGGCTTTCTTCCCTTCCTCGGTATAAGGATTTAAATAGCCCATAGCCATGCCTGGAATTTGATTTAAATAATCCATTCCGGCATTACCACCACCGCCTCTACCACCTAATAGGCTCATGCCAGCCCCCAATGCAGCCCCCCAAGGACTACCGCCGCTTCCTATAAATCCCTTGCCAGCGCCACCTAAAGCTTTTCCTATACCACTAAAAAATCCCATTACCTATGCTCCTTATGGATACGAAGTAGTTGTAAATTTTACTAAACTACCGTTAACTTTTCCAACAAATGTAGATGGCGTACTATCAGTTACATACCATAATGTACCATCTGGCATCTGTGATTCAATTATAGTTAAGTTTACCATCGTTATCTGTGGCACAACCCAGCCATTATCACTTAAATTATCTCTTAAAGTTTGGTTTAACTCTTGGTTATAATTTTCGTGATCAATGCCTTGTAAATATGTTGGTAAGTCCATTAATATAGCTCCACCATTCCATTATTAGCTACAAACCGACTTAAACCCCAAAATCTTAGTTTTAAAGTTAAACTATTACATGCCCCTAAATTTTCCCAGTTAAGAATGTTTTGACGCATCCCTATTGGGTTTAAATTTCTAGATACTGTATTACTCCAAGTAATTCCACTATCTCTTGAAACTGTTAAATCAACTCTTGGCTGATATGGAATTGTTATTGATGCTATATCTAAAGAATCCTCATCTGCCATTGGTTGCCCAGCTTCTGTGTAGATAGTATCATCAGGAGGGTTAAATAAATCTTCCGTTATTAATAAATCCTGCCCAGGGCTATTTATTGATAACCCTGTAACGTTTTTATCGTTACCTTGCTCAAGTGTGAATACAAAAGTATTTGGTCTAAATTGGCTACTGTCATCTGCTCTAATGGTGTCGCAAATCCTTATTCTTTGGATTTCATGTATTAAAGTTGGATCTGGTATGGCATTCGGTAAGTTTTCGTTGTAAGTTGTTAAATCAGTAGATGATAAATATAAATCCCCGTCATTTAAAGAAATAAAATAAGTCTGTCCATTAAAATAAGCATAATTTTTGGCTGGATGATAATTTAAATCCCAATCACTAAGATTAAAAAACATCTCAGTCGTACAATCATAAAGGATGGTTAGATTATCTGCTGGATTATAAAATGTTAATTGATAAAATAAATGACCATCTTGTCTATAAAACATTGCTGTTGATTGTGCTGGATATTGAATATGAGACAATTGATGATCGATACCATCTGTTGATATTGGCTTAAATTCTTGCCCATTATACACCATAATAGTAGGGGCGTTATTTTCATTTATAGCTAGCCATGCTATAAATTTATCTGAAGATGCAATAGTTGAAACAGAAGCGCAGCCATAATCTACGCTTACGTTTTGATTTCTTCTATAGTTTTGTAATCCCCCAATTTGCATCCATATTTCGCAAACTGATGTTCCCATAACTAAAACGTTAGCTGATTGAGCAGGAATTCTAACGACAGCAAGCGCATAATCAGGTTTGGTTTGTAAAGCAAATTGGCCAGTAGTTGCTTGTGTAATGGTTGTTGGAGTAGCATATTGATAAGCATACCATGCAGCACCATTAGTTGTTGCGTTGGCGTTCCCAAAAAGAAAATAGGTATTATGATAATCTACATAGCCAGGGACAAGATTACCTAAACCAGTTTGAACCGTTAAACTAGATCCTGGTAACGAATAATTATAGATATAAGCATTTAATCCATCTACAATACAAATCTGTGAGTTTAGGTTTTCATCTATATATACAACACCTCTTTCAGTTCCCAGCATTCCTACAAAAGTAGGAACAAGATGCTCATTTAATGAATAAACAAAACTGTCAACTACAACAATTAAACGATTACCGCGAATACTAGTGAAAATACCGCGACCTAATCCTTCTGGAAGTAATTCATAAACCTTTTGATATCCAGCGGTGTTAACTAGCCATTTGTCGCTAATAAACATATTATAGGTTTTTTCACTTGAGATTTTCTTGTATCGACCGAAAGTTGAACCACCGACAACATTTACTTCTTCTCTTCGTGAGTTTGGCGTTTGTCTCATTTATGGCACAATCCTATAAATTAATCGGTAGTCCACCCGTGTCCTAAATTTACTTGAGCGTAATTAATGCTTTGGTTTGGGGTTAATGTCGATATTTTATTAATTCTTAAGTCCATTGGGCTAGATCTTTTAGATATCATTTGCTGATATTGTAGTAGTTGTTTAGTTAATGATGGAGAAGGTGCAAAGTTGTAGGCCGTACACAATCTATCTGCTAATCTATATTGCAAATAGTTAATGTAGTACTGATCAAGTATTAACGATAAGTCTTGATTAATAGTTACCGTTTGCAATCTAAATCTACCCGTTAATTGCATTGGGTATGCAGTGTCTGGAAAGAAATAGATAAATAAATTACAACCGCCTAAACAGCGTTCGCAATGCCAATTATACGGCAATGATTCAACATTTTCTGCCCTTGCTGCACCAAAATATAAATCCTGTGATTCTTTCCTCATTTGATACCGAATGGTATTAATAAAGAACGTTAAAGTTTCTGGGTCAGATAGGTTTGGGATAAAATACATTTCTTGTCCAGGTACTGCATTAAAGTCATATGATGTCGTAAAATAAGGAATCATATCTTCCTCAATTGCAGTATCGGATAAGATTTCGTTTAGTTTTAAAAACCCTGTTTGTTCCTGGTCACCCGCCACTGTTTGGAAATTGCGTGATACGATTCCCGAGGTATAAAATGCCTCAGAAATTAGCAATGTGACGGGATAAGCCATGGACAAGTGCTCCTTATAATTGATCTACGTAGCCAAATACAGAAACTGCTAATGAAGCAGAGCCATTTGATACTAAGTAATCAACGCCAGTTGTGCTTGATATAGTCGAGCAAGGACAAACTAAAGATGTACTAGTAACAGTGCTAGCAGGAGATGACGTAATAACCTGTCCAGCTGCTGAGCTTGAACCGCTAGCTTTAAAAGCAGCAGTACGAGTACCACCAGCATCAGCTGTTAAAACTGATTCTAGTATTACTGAGTTTGCAGTACTTGGTACCATTGCTGAAACATTAACTAGAGCAAATGCAGTAGATTGACCAACAGTTACAGCAGTTGCAATGGCAGCCGCATACCACATAGTACGACCAGATTGGCTAAAGTCTAGAATTGCAGCAGCACCACTAGTTAAAACGCATCCAATACGGCGGAACATATCATAACCAGCAGGTAGTGTTGGAGCGCTAAAGCTAGCTGATAAAAGACCAGCAGTTGGATTATAATCAGTAGAATCTCCTATTACGTAAACAGCATATAAAGTGCTATTACCTAAAGAGCCGACATCTAATCCGTTAGCTCCGTTAGCAGATGCAACGATAGTGGCTGCGCTTGATAAAACAATATCATTAACGTTAGTTGAATCGCGGAACTGTCCAGCTGCAATTGTAATGCTAGTGCCACTTACAAAGGAAAGCGCACCACCTTGGACATAAAGGTTACCAAGGTTAACCATAGGGTAATTTGGTTGTATTGTCATAACATTCTTCCTTTTAAATAAGGGGCATTTCTGCCCCTATTGTTAATCATCAGGTTATAGAGGGAATACTAATGCCATCGCATATTCTGATACAAGTGTACTACCCCATATTGCATCATGGATCATCCCCATCTGATTCTGTCCAAATAGAGTTCCGTAATACATACGCATTGACACACCTGTTTCTGGATCGTTTTCGTTTCCTGTAGGGAACGGTACTTGATCAGGCAATCTTGGCATTGCTAAGAACAATGGATCGCCAGCTGTTATCAACCCAGACCTGTGACTTGGTAATACCGATACTTGCATACCAGGTAATATTTGAGTGTTCAAGTTTTGAGCATTAGTAGCAGATGCTTGTAATGCTGGGTAAATATTAACGGTTACCTGAGATCCAGAAGTGGATGCAGCAGCCGATGTAGCTTGAAATTGAACTGGGTTAGCAGATACCTTATGACCGATAAAGGTTCTGTAACGCAAGTTAGTATATCCAGATACACCATCGTTAAATTGGAATTTATCGTACTGTTGAACAGAGTTAGCATCGTTTGCAGCATGAGTACCACTAAAGGTGATTGCTGTTACGGCGCCGTTAGCATCTAAAGTAGTTGATACTACTGTTAAAGTGCTTCCTTGTTGTCCTTCTGTTCCGGCTATATGAATTGGTAATAAGTTAGATTGGTACCAATCGCAATTAGAGAACTCTCCTAATTCCCACGAGTTCGCAATCTTGTTATTACGATCCATTGCAAATTGGTTTAATCCAGTACCAACGATGTTAGGTACAACAGTGTCACCAATATATGCTTTAGCGCGGCCAGTAGCTGAACCATAGTTACGGTATAATGCTAATGCATTAGCTAATTGAGTGTAACTATTAATTGGATTAACACCATCGCCAAAGAATCTGTAAGTATTAGTTACACAATTTTGTGCGACATTAGCTTCGATTTGGGCGCCAATTTCTTGAACAGCAGCTTTACCGAAACGTCCCATGTATTCCTCAACATTGAATATAAATTGTTGAGATGTGAATGCATAGCTAGTTGAAACTGATTGATCGCAAACCAAAGTTTGTATTCTTTGATCAGCTGGTTGAAAAGTTGCAACCAAAGAATTAGTAGTAGTCATTCTAGGAGGTAAATCAAAGCCTACTGAATCCCCTAAGTTTCCTACTAATTTCTCGAAGTTTTTAAATTTAGTGTTCGAGGTAGAAATAAAGCAATTTAAGTTTTGTAGAAACGCAAGTGAAGACATTTGGTATGTTTGCACTTGTTGTAATATATTTGTTGGTCCTGCCATGGTAAAATTTCCCTTTATCTAGAGTTAATCTAGGTATGTCCATGGCAATATAGTTAGAGGTTAACGATCTTTAGCCTTTCAACCAAGGAGCGTTCTTAAAATCCTTCAACGTCATCTTGCCGCTATCCATACCGACCGAAGAAGATTTAAGTTTTGATAAAGGAGGAGGGGCACTAACATTGTTGGTTTTTGCTTCTAGATTCTGGCTTATCGATTTTGATAAACGTTCTAGCTGTTTTGTCGCCAATTTAGGCGAGGTCTTAGCTAGCGAATCTATTTCTAACAACTTCGATGGGTTATTAGCCAGTTCATACATAATCTCTGGCGTATTCTCCATTTGAGCTGCTAGCATTACAGCATTGGGAAATTTATCAGGTTCAAAATCACCCATGACTTCGTTAAAGTCTTCAAATAACTGAGAGCCTTTACCCATTTTAAGATAATACTGATCAGCAATTGTCTTTAACTCATCTTCCTGAGCTTTTCTTTCAACCTCATCACGATGCTTTTGCAAATCCTGCATGAACTTGTCATATACTCGCCGTTCAATTTCGGAGGTATCGTTTTCGCCCGTAGCCGCTGGTTGTACAGCAGATTCAGCACGAATCTTTTCAAG